ACTTTAATTTGGTATGACAACAATCCAACTAACATTACAAAAGAACAAATATTAGCAAAACAAAAAGAATTACAACAATTAGAAGATGTTTATGATAATAGAAAAAAAGAATATGGTTCTTTAGAATCGCAATTAGACGAAATTTATCATAATGGAATTGATAGTTGGAAATTAAGAATACAATCAATCAAAGATAAATACCCAAAGGAATAACAAATGGCATATATAGGTAAAACCCCAGTAATAGGAAACTTCCAAGTTTGTGATGCTCTTACAGCAACAACAACAGACACATACGCATTAACAGTAGATTCAGTAGCAGTATCTCCACAATCTGCAAATCATTGTCTAGTTTCATTAAATGGTATTTTACAAGCACCAACAACTTCATTTACTATTTCAGGTTCTAATATAGTTTTTGCTTCTGCTCTTACTGCATCAGACTCAATAGACTTTGTAATGATCTTAGGTAATGTTCTTGATCTTGGAGTTCCAAGTGATGGTACAATTACACATTCTAAATTTGCTTCTAATACAGGCGGTGCAGTTGATTGGCAAACAGTTATCACAGGCAACACAACAATGGTAGCTGGTAGAGGTTACTTCGTTAATACAACAAGTGGTGCAATCACAATGACACTTCCAGCCTCAGCAGTTAGAGGAGACGAAGTTTGGATAATAGACTATGCTGGAACTTTTGATACAAACAATTTAACTGTTGGAAGAAACGGACACAACATTCAGGGAGACGCATCAGATTTAACTGTATCAACTGAACGTGCTGGCTTTACTTTAGTTTATGTAGATAGTACACAAGGTTGGTTATTGAGGGACAAATAAAATGTCCACTTATAATGCTCTTAAATATAACGTACCATTTACAAATGCTGGTGGATTAGTTTTATTATCTACTCAAACTGCAAGTGGTGATGCTTCAATAAGTTTCACAACTGGAATAGACAGTACCTATAAAGAGTATATGTTTATATTTAATAACATACACCCACAAAATGATGCAAATACGTTTCACTTTCAAGCAAGCACAGATGGTGGTTCTAATTATGGAATAACTTTAACTTCTACTCTTTTTAGAGCATATCATAATGAATCTGGTACCGCATCAGGTTTAGGTTATCTTACTGATTCTGATTTAGCACAAAGTACAAGTTATCAACCATTGATGGGTAGACCAAACGATTTAGGTAATGGTGCTGATGAATCATTATCAGGTTGTCTTCATTTTTTTAATCCTAGCGACACCACATTCGTAAAACATTTTATGGCTACTACTCAATTTTATCACACAGCCGATTATTCAATAAATAACTATGTTGCTGGTTACTTTAATTCGGTTTCTGCTTTGAATGCCGTTGACTTCAAAATGAGTTCAGGAAACATTGATGATGGTACAATACAAATGTTTGGAGTCGTAAGCTAATGAGTACATATACAGACATAAGATACGATTATAATTTACCTAGTGGTTTTGGTGGAAGTTTAAATTTAATATCTGAACAGACAGCTAGTGGTAGTGCATCAATATCTTTTACAAGTGAAATAGATAGTACCTATCGTACTTATATTTTTAAATATATTAATATACACCCATCATCAGATGCTTCTCAGTTTGAATTTAATTTATCATCAGATGGTGGAAGTAATTATAATGTTACTAAACAATCATCATATTTTATTGCTTATAATCTAGAAAGTGGCGGTAGTGGTTTTGAGTATTTGGGAAGCAAAGATTTAGCAAATTCAACATCAGTTCAACCTTTAATTAGATATATGGGTAATGGTTCTGATGAAGCTGGTTCAGGTTATTTACACCTTTATAATCCTAGTAGCACAACTTTTGTAAAACATTTTATAGCTAGTGGAAATATGTATAGAGCAGATGATGGTACAGAAACAAATTTAGTAGGTGGGTATGGAAACACTACTTCTGCTATTAATGCTATACAATTTTCAATATCAACTGGAACATTTGATGGAACAATCAAAATGTATGGGATAGCTTAATGACAACATATTCTTCTTTAAAATACGATCACGCATTTTCTTCTAACGCAATAGGCACAGGAAGTTTAACATTAATTTCTAGCCAAACAGCAAGTGCTTCTAGTTCCATTTCATTTACAAATATTGATAATACTTATGATGAGTATGTTTTTAAGTTTATAAACATACACCCATCTGCTCAATCTCATTTAACTTTTCAAGGTAGCACAAATAGTGGTTCTAGTTATGGAGTAACTTGTACCTCAACTGCTTTTCATACTTATCACAATGAAGCAGATGGTGTTACTGTTTTAGGATATAAAACTAGTGCTGATTTAGCACAATCCACAAGTTATATTCCTTTACTTACAGAAAATACAGGTATTAATAATGATGACAGTTATTCAGGAACATTACATATTTTTAATCCTAGCGACAACACATTTGTGAAACATTTTATAGCATCTAATAATAATTCAGCTCCTGGCGGTTATACTGTAAATTCATATTTTGCTGGTTATTTAAACACCACATCAGCCATTAATGCAATTAATTTTCAGATGAGTTCAGGCAACATAGATGACGGAACAATTTTAATGTATGGAGTTAAATAATGGCATTACTATTCGCAAATAATTCTTCTCTATCTAGCATAACAGCTTTACCATCAAGCATAAGTGGCGGTGGTTTAAATCTTATTAAAGAACAAACAGCTAGTTCATCTGCAAGTATATCATTCGTTAATGGTGTAGATGGTGTTGTATTAGATGGAACTTATAAAGAATACATTTTTAAGTTTATTAATATGAACCCAGCAACAGATGAATCACAATTTACTTTTCAAGCAAGTACAAATGGTGGAAGCTCTTATGGTGTTACTTTAACTTCAACAAATTTTTTAGCTTGGCACGATGAAGCAGATACTTTAACAAGTTTAACTTATAGGTCAGGAGACGATTTAGCTCAATCTACTTCTTATCAAAGATTATTGCACGGAATAGGAAATGAAACAGACCAATCAGGTTCAGGTATGCTAACAATTTACAATCCATCTTCTACAACTTATGTAAAACATTTTATAAGCTGTACTTCAAATTATATGCAAGCAGATTATGCAAATAATTATTTTACTGCTGGCTATTTTAACACTACATCTGTTTTAAATGCTTTTGATTTCAAATTTAATAATGGAAACATAGATGACGGTATCATAAAACTTTATGGAGTATCTTAATGGGTAGATTAATTAAATATAATAACAATTCCATATCTGCTGTAACTGCAACTAACCTAGCAAGTGGAAGTATGGTTTTAATCAAAGAACAAACTGCGTCTGCGTCTGCTTCTATTAGTTTTGTTAATGGAAGTAATGGAGTAGTTTTAGATAATACTTATGATACATACTTGTTTAAGTTTATAAACATACACCCATCTACTGATGACGCACTTTTTCAATTTAATATGTCAACAGATGGTGGTAGCAATTATAATGTAACAAAAACAACTACTTGGTTTCAATCTTATCAAATAGAAACTGTTGCTTCTTATGGTTTAAATTATGAATCTGGACCTGATTTAGCACAAAGTACGGCTTATCAACCTTTAACTAGAGAATCTGGTGTTGGTATAACAAACGAAAGTGATGGTTCGTTATCAGGAACACTTACTTTATTTAATCCAAGCTCAACTACTTATGTTAAACACTTTATTTCAAACAATGTTTATCCATATAAAGATGTTCTTTCACAAATATATTGCTTTGAAACTTTTGTTGCTGGATACGGAAACACTATATCAGCAGTTAATGCAATAGATTTTCAAATTAGCACAGGTACATTTGATGGAATAATTAAAATGTATGGAATAAGAGAGAGTTAATATGGCACTAATAAAATTAAATAACAGATCAGTAAAAGACGCAACCGCTTTTGGTTCAATAACACAATTAGGTAGTTTAATATTTATTTCAAAACAAACTGCTTCATCATCTGCTAGTGTTAGCTTCACATCAGGAATAGACAGCACATACAAAGAGTATATTTTTTATTTTAATAACATACACCCAGCTACTAATAATGTTGATTTTGAATTTAATTTTTCTACTGATAGTGGCAGTAGCTATAATGTAACTAAAACTACAACTACATTTACAGCATATCACGATGAAGCCGACACAAATACAAATTTATATTACGACACAAGTGACGATTTAGCACAAAGTACAAGTTATCAAAGATTATCTGTTGGTGGTGGTGTTCAAAATGGAAATGACCATTCTATTTCAGGATATTTGCATTTATTTGAACCCTCTAGCGATACGTTTGTTAAACATTTTATAAGTAATACTTGTTTTGTAAGTAATCCTGATTATCAATTTAATAGTTATATTGCTGGATATGGAAATACTACTTCAGCAATCAATGCAATTGACTTTAAATATTCATCAGGTAACATTGATGCTGGGACAATTTCACTTTTCGGAGTAGCTTAATTATGATATTAACAATGAACAAAGGAGTAAACTATGCCACATAAATTAGTAAACGGAGTAAAAGTAGAACTAACTCCACAAGAGATTGCACAAAGACAAGCAGAAGAAACAGCTTGGTTAGCTGGTGCATTTGATAGAGCTATGTCAAGTTTAAGACAAAGACGTGATGCTTTATTAAAGTCTTGTGATTGGGTTATGATTTCTGATAGTCCGATTGAAGATAAGACAGCTTGGCAAACATACAGACAAGAACTAAGAGACATCACAGATGGTCTTACTACTGTTGCACAAGTTGAAGCTGTTGTATTTCCAAACAAACCATAATTTTTTACAATGCAGTTGAGCAAACATTTCAAGTTAATAGAATTTGAAAAGTCAATGACAGCAACTCGTTTAGGTATCAAAAACAAAGCTGGAAGTGGCGAAATCAAAAACTTAACTGATTTATGTTATGGTGTTTTAGAACCAACTCGTGCAAAGTTTGATAAGCCAATAACAATCACATCAGGTTATAGATCAGAAGAATTATGCGAAGCTATTGGAAGTAAAAAAACTTCACAACATACAAAAGGACAAGCTGTTGATTTTGAAATAGCTGGAGTATCTAATTTAGAAGTAGCACTTTGGATTTCTAATAACTGCGATTTTGACCAGCTCATTTTGGAATACTGGAATGATGAAGAACCTAATGCTGGTTGGATTCACGTTTCATTCGTAGAGGGTTCAAACAGAAAGCAAATTTTGACATTTGATGGCAAAAATTATACTAATGGATTACCTGACGCAAAATGGTCAGGTGGAAAAATGATTAATTAATGCTATTAACAGATGTAATAGCAAAATTAACAGGAGAAACAATAGTGCCTAAAAAACCTATATACGCAAAAGCTAGACCCAAGAGACTTGGTAAACCTAAATCATTTAACAAAAAATCTAAAGCATATAAGTCAGCTAAAAGAAAAGCAGATAAAAAGTTTGGAAAGAAAGTAAGTCTTTATAAAAACATATTCATCTCACAAGCTATAAAGAAATATAAACCAAAATAATGTCTTTATACGATACCTATTTAGATCAAGCTAAAGAACTTCACAAAAACGAAAAGAAATGGCGAGGAACAACAGTAGTTCAATATATTCCACTCATAGACAAAGTTAGAAAAGAACATAACATAGAAACAATGTTAGACTTTGGTTGTGGTAAAGCACAAAACCACCCAACTTATTGGAAAGCACATAAATAC